GAAAGTGGACAGTCGCTGACCCACCTCGGACACCGTTTTGTGTGCAGCATCGCACAGTTGACTCAAACTTTTTGAGGAAGGGGACCACACCTGTGTGTTGAACCTCTCCGCCTCGGATCTTACTGTTGATGCCACGGATTGCACCTGCGTTGATACCGATTCCTGCCCTCTGAGCAACATACTTACCAATAGCCATGTCGCTGCTAAAGATGCTATCGAGGGTGTCATCAACATCAACAAGAACACAGCTAGCAAACTGTCGAAGGGGCGTTCGCACTCCTGCCATGATTGGCGTTGGGATGTTGATCCGGTGCCGTGAGATTGCGTCGTAGTATCTCTTGACATATGACAGACGTGTCTCTTGTGGATAATTAGCGAACAAAGTTGCCGCAATCATCATGTACATCTGCTGAGGAGTCTCAAAGACTTTGCCGTTGCTACGGTCCTGCACCAGATACTTGTCAACTACTTGACGGAGACCAGCAAACGTGAACAAATAGTCACGACTGTGGTCAATATACGTGTCAAGAGTAGCGATTTCTTTGTCACTATACTTATCTAGGATGCCCTTATCATAAACGCCGAGTTCGATACAATTAGAAATATGTTCACGCAGAGGGGGGATGTCCTCAAGCCGACCATACAGTTGCTTACGTACAGAGAACAGCAGCAGACGTGCAGCAACGAACTGGTAGTTAGGAACTTCCAGAGAGATCAGGTCAGAAGCAGACTTGATCAGGATTTCTTGGATCTCAGCAGTGCTGATACCATCAAAGAATTGGATGCCAGACTGGATTTCAACTTGTGAAGCAGATACGCCAGCGAGTCCCTCGCATGCTTTATCTACCATCAGATGCATTTTATCTAAGTCAAGGGGTTCAATAGAACCGTCACGCTTGACCACCTTTGTACCGTTGCTCATACCCGCTTCCAAGTTTGAAGTTTCAAGTTTGCTTCTAATCCTTTGTAAGTATTAGATTCTATCAGAGTTTGGACATCATGTCCAGCAAGATGCATGTCATTCAAGTCCTTTTCATGAATGGATGATGGGAAAATGACTACCGGGTAAGACTGTGCGATGGTCTTAGAAATCTTAGATACGATCTCCCTGGACCTGGGTTCGTTGTCATAGACGAAAACGAACTTATAATCAAGAGTGCCAAGGTCAGCATCGCTACCACACATAGCAATAGCATTTCTAAGGAAAGCGGAGTCGAAGGGTCCTTCGGTGACATAAACTGTCTCCTCTTTGTCAATTTTATCTAGTCCAAAGATCTTTGGATGATCCTCATCAAGCATCATGGTGAGATATTTAGGTTGTACATAGTTGTCCAACGCCCTCCCCTGAAACCCGATAAGTTTCTTCTTTGAGTCGTACATCGGGATGACAATACGACCATGATCACGTGACGTATTTTCGTACGTGGGTTTGAATGTGTTGCAGAACCTCAGGAACTTATCTGCATAGAAATAATCCTTGGGATTTAGTGATCTTTTCTCCAAATACCTTGCAGCATCTGCATTTTCATTTGCACGAGGTAGGTCTAAGGACTTCTTGAAAACTGGTTTTGTGCCTGTATAGACAGGGTCAGGGGTAACCGTTCCCTTGCCGGTGATGCCCTCCTTGTATCGCTCAAGGACGTACTGGTCGTACAGTTGACGGTCCCTGTCCTTCAGGAAGTATGTAAAAGACCTTGACTCACCACAGTTATGGCACTTGAAGTTGAAGTCGGTCTTTACTTGGTAAAGATATCCTCGTGTTTTATTCTTATTCTTCTTGGAGTCCCCACAGTAAGGACACCGGAACGTGTATAGGTTGTCCTTTATTCTCTTGAACTTCTGCAGACGAGCGGACACCAACCCGATGTATTTGGCATCAATGTGGAGCACGCTACCGTGTCTTACTTCGGTACTACCATAGCATTGGTAGGTTGACTAGTCAATGACGTAAAGATTTTGTTACCAATCGGGGATACGGCAACACTTATGATAGTAAGGGCACCAGCGATGCTCCACATTTTCTTTTCAATTGACCGTAGACGGGTATCGATCATACGAATGTCCCGCTCACAACCCTCCTTGATCTTCGCTGTCTCCTCCGAAGTCATACGACGAAGGTCGTCAACCTTTTCAAACAAGACAGTATCGATCTCGTCCTGCTTTGCTAGTTTCTCATTATGCACAGCAAGAAGTTGACCCATCTTTACGGAGTTATCTTGTAAAGATTCAACAACTTTTTCTAGTCTTTCAAGTATAGCGGTGTTTACTTGCTCGTTGTTCACTTCGGCATCCAGGTTTTACGTGACCTAGGTCCAAGGTAAGCATACTTCTTTTTCTTCCTCCGTACCGGAGGATCGTCACCAGCTTCTTTAGAACCCGCAATTTTTCCCCCCGAAATATTGTTCGTGGGAACATCTTCTCTAAGGATATTTAGAATGCGTTGAAGCTTGGCGTCATCCATTAGATAGAGTTGAGAATATCGTAAACTTCTTGGTCGATCTCTAGGTCATCTAAACCAGACTTGGGGTATTCTGGGATCCTATTGAGGAAAAGAAGAAACGTTTTTAGGATTGACCAATACTCTTGATCAATTTTATAGAATAACAAGGGGACAGCACCTTCATCAAAGATATTGAAGCAAATGATAAGGTGATTCAAGATGAGGTGATACTTTAGTTCACCCCCTTGCACCAAATATTTTTTCAATAGGCGTTTGATATATTTGAATCGCCGCATATCATTTTGAAAATCCTCCATTGTTGCCGCAAGAGGATTTTCGTAATATTTTATAGCGAATAGCAAATAGTTATCATCATTTAGTTCATCAAATCGCATTTAGAAATTATGCGGCAACAGTAAGTGTCCCTGCAGCGGTACCAATAGCGGCGGAGTTCGTAATCGTGGAGGCAGTGTTAGTGCCTTTGTCCTTGATCGTGCCACCGTTCAAGGAGAGAGCATTAGCACCGATGGACAGCACGTCACCTGCATCAGTTGCACCAGCACCAGCACCAAGGGTCAGCGTGAACAGGAGACGATAGGTACCTGTACCAGAGGCGTAAGACAGGGTGTGGTTGCTGTTGGTATCGTTGTCAACTTCGAGTTGAGGTGTACCAGTAACGTCCACTTCTTCGTTGAATGTCACGCGGACAGACAACGTACCACCAGCAGCTTTGCTGAAGGAGGAGGTCAGCAGGTCGATGTTGGTAATATCAGCAGCACCAATAGAAACTGCCAGACCGCTAATAGCGACCAGCAACTCAGGGGTGGCATCGGCATTATCACACCCAGTCAGAGCAGACCCGCCACGAAGGACCCAACCTGCATCGGTAGCATAAACTTCTTTCTTCTCGGTAGCAGTCAAATTCTTTGGCTTAGATTCGTCTGCGTCCGATGCTCCCCAAAGTGCCATGTGTTTCTCGTTGGTTAGTCGTTTAGATATTTATGTCATTCCTTGGTTTGGAGGGCAGCAACAACTTGCTCAAGAAGGATGTCATCCATCTCGGTTTTAGTCATTGCGACCGCCTTTCTAAGGATGGCGACACAAACGTTGATCATCATCTCTCCCAGTTCCTCGTTCTCGGGGATCTTGGAGACTGCATCCATCACAATTTTGGATGCGATAGGAAGTAGGAATGCCATTAGATCGATGCGGACATCAATCTATATATCAGCAGTCCCATTTACGAAGTGACTTATTGATTCTGCTATCAGGATCTGATGCAGTTTTCTTAGAAGTCAACTTCTTTTTCATGCCCTTCATACGTGCACAGAATGAAGCACGACGGGGGTTACCTTTCTTCTTAGTAGGTGCTTTTAGATCCGAACCAGGATTCTGACGTTCGTAGGACTTGCGTCCTTTTTCATTCAGACCGCCTTCCTGGTTCTTCCCGGACTTTTTTTGCCAGTCCTCCAAGAAACTAGTGACGCCTGCAGCAATAGGATCAAAGTTCTCCATACCTGCAGCGTTGATAGCGTCACGACGCTTCTTCAATCTGCCTGCAAATCCAGTTCCTTGCTGAGCATCTCGCTGGATCTTATTTACTGTCTGCATGCCTTTGATTGCCTGCCATGC